GAGAAGCTTTTACAAAAATAGCTGTTGACTCAGGAGCTGCTTCTACTCTTTACTACTACTGTAGTTCTCACTCTGGTATGGGTGGTTCAGCAACTGTTAAAACAAGCCTACAAGGTGGTGCTTCAGGTTCGTCTAGTCCTATTACTGTAAGCTCTCTTACTAATGATGAAGCTTATAATGTTAGAGCATCTGCTATAAATATTTTTGGTCAGTCACCTTATAGTGCAGCTACTTCTTCAACTCCAACTACGCCAGAAAGAGGAGTGTTTGCAGGTGGTACTACTAGTAGTAGTCAGAGTGATTTTATTGAATATATTACTATAACTAGTACAGGCAATTCCACAGAATTTGGAAATTTACAATCACAAAAAGCAGGAGTGGCAGGTTGTGCTTCTGGTACAAGAGGAATATTTGCAGGTGGTCATAGCACTACAAATCAAATAGACTATATTACTATATTAAGTACTGGTAATGCTAGTGACTTTGGAGATTTAAGTGTTGCAAGAAAATTTGCTTCTGGCTTATCTAATTCTACGAGAGGTGTTTTTGGTGGTGGTAGTACAGGTTCTAATTCTGATGTTATAGATTACATTACTATAGCTAGTACTGGTAATGCAACAGACTTTGGAAATATGCAAAATGCAAGAACTGCAACAGCAGGTTGTGCATCTACTACCAGAGGTGTAATTTTTGGTGGTGATCAAACAGGTGGTCAGACAGATACTATAGATTACATCACTATAGGTTCTACAGGAAATGCTAGTGATTTTGGTAATCTTACAGTTACCACTAGCAATCAAGCAGCTTTTTCTTCTTCTACTAGAGGTATAAATGCAGGGGGTGGTAATGGTAGTGGTCGTCATAATGTAATAAGCTACGTTACAATAGCTTCTACAGGTAACGCTACTGATTTTGGTGATTTATTATCAGTTGTTAGTCAATGTACAGGTTGTGCAGGTTCTACTAGAGGTATTATTGCAGGTGGTTATAATGGTTCAGCAGCAATAAATGTAATCCAATATATAACAATAGCTAGTACAGGAAATTCTACTGACTTTGGTGATTTAAACGTAGACACAGATGGTTGGGGAGCATCCTATAGAGATAAAGGAGGTTGTTCAAACTCACATGGAGGATTATCTTAATGCCTAATTTTTCTGGAGTGTGGACTTTAAAAGAACATGGTGTGGCTATTAAAGGTGATAGGTGGCAAGCAATACCTGAATATGTTTTTATTTCTGGTAATACAGGTAGGATGACGAATGAAAGAATTAATTTAGCATCAACTGGTGGCACAACATTTTTTGGAGAGATAAGGTCTGCTGCAGGTTCAGGTAGTGAATTTAAGGCTAAGGCAGCTTTTGGTAATGGAGTAAGAGGTATTTGGTCTTGTATTACTGGTTCAGGTGCTAGTACTGATATAGAGTATTTTACATTTGCATCAACTGCTGCTTCTCAAGACTTTGGTGATTTAACATTAGCATCAGGAGGTGGTTCAGGATTAAGTAATAACACTAGGGGAATTACAGCAGGTCTTGGTGATGCTTACTCTGATAATGGTATAGATTATGTGACAATAGCATCAACTGGTAATGCTACTGACTTTGGTGATTTAAGCACAGCTTCTGGTTATAGTGCTTCTAATTCTTCTAAAACAAGAGGTTGTATTGCTATAGGTTGGAATGGAAGCACATATAATAATAATTCAATAGATTACATTACCATAGCTAGTGCAGGAAACGCTACAGATTTTGGAGATATGACAGAATCAAAAAGTTTTGTTTCTTCAACCTCAAATCTTACTAGAGGAATTTTTGCAGGGGGAGCATCTCAAGTTACTATAGACTATATTACTATAGCATCTACAGGAAATGCCACAGACTTTGGCGATTTGACGCAAACTTGTAGGTCAGGTTGTGCAGGGTCAGGTTCTACTAAAGCTATCTTTGCAAGAGATGATGTTTCTAGTACTGGTTCAGCTGCAGCAAGTTTTATAAATATAATAACAATGGCTACAACAGGAGATGCATCAGATTTTGGAGATTTAGATACTAATGGAAATGGTATATTTAAAGCTGCTGTTGGTCAGTCTACACCATCACATCAGGCATAATTAAGGGTTTAACAGCATGACAAGATACTTAGGTGGATTAATTACTAAAGATGAATCATTAGTTCTTCCTGCTAATAACTTTGAAGATACTTCTGCTCCGGGAGTATGGACACTAGAAGAAGCTCAAGCTCTTAACAAGCAGGGTCTTTGGCCTACTGCAGGAAATGCTAATCCTTCTAAGTCTATAGAAAATATATTTAGTATTGATCTTTATACAGGAAATAGTGGTACTCAAACAATTACTAATGGAATAGACATTTCTGGTGAAGGGGGTTTGGTTTGGATTAAGTCAAGATCTGATGCAAATCATCATCAATTATACGATACTGTTCGTGGAGTTGGGAAGCCAATATATTCGTCTTTGAATAATAGTGAAGGAACTAATACAAATTTTGCATCTTTTACATCATCAGGTTTTACTCTTGGATATACAAGTGCAAATGGTGGTGTAAATGGTAATTCAAGTGATACTTACGTAGCTTACACATTTAGAAAAGCACCAAAGTTTTTTGATGTAGTAAGTTGGTCTGGTAATAATGTTGATGGTAGAACTATAAGTCATAATTTAGGTGCTACTCCCGGATTTATAATGGTTAAACTTTATGCAGGTGAGGGTACAGAAAACTGGATATGTTTTCATAGGAGTTTAACATCAAATCATACACTTTATTTAAATACAACTGCTGCTCAATCTAATACAGGTTTTATAACAAATGTTACTTCTACAGGATTTGATGTTGATAATACTGTGGGTGTAAATGCTACTGGTCGTTCATATATTGCTTATATTTTTGGGCATGATACATCTTCTGATGGTATGATACAATGTGGTACTTTTGCTTCAGATGGTAGTGGAAATTATGATGGATCAACAGCATTAGGTTTTGAACCTCAATGGTTTATGTGGAAATCATATAGTGCAACTGATAATTGGCCTATGATTGACTCAATGAGAGGTTATAATAGAAGTCTTTGGGATGTTGTATATGCAGATGCTAGTAATGCAGGAAGTCCTATAAACAGTGATAGATCAAATCCAACACCACAAGGTTTTATTTTTCGTAACGGACAACTCATGACCAATCAAAATTATCTTTATATGGCAATACGCAAAGGTAGAATGGCAACACCTACAAGTTCTTCAAATGTATTTGGTATTAATGCTTTTACAGCAGGAAGTTCTACAAGCACAATTTATGATTTAGGAATTAAACATGACATGGTTATTGCTTCTGGTCGTGCAGGGAGTGGTGTTACAACTGTAGATAAAAGAATTCAAAGTCGTATTACAGGAATGGGTGTAGTTGGAAAAAATGCACAACAGTTAGTAACAACTGGAAATAGCACTGAAAATGGTCGTTCTGATTTTGTACAAGCAGCTTCATCTAATAATGCTGTTCAACTAGATAGCAGTATAATTACTGACACCTTTCTTACTACAGGTATATTTTGGGCTTGGTCAAATGCAAAAGGATTTTTTGATTCAGTTACTTATACAGGAAATGAATCATCTGGTAGACAAATTGCTCATAATCTAGGTGCTACTCCAGAAATGATTTGGATTAAAGAATTAGGAGGTACAAGTAATTGGGTTGTATATCATAAAGGTTTAAATGGTGGTACTGATCCCTATAACTATGTACTAACAGGTCTTAATAATGGTTATGATGAAGCCTATAATACTGCATATTTTGGAGCTGCACCAACATCTACAACTTTTACAATCGGAAATAACCAAGCTAGTAATGAAAACTCAATAAACCATGTAGCTTTTTTATTTGCATCAGCTACAGGTGTTTCTAAAGTTGGTTCTTTTAGTCATTCTAATGGTTCTAGCACAGATGTAGATTGTGGATTTAGTTCTGGCTCAAAATTTGTATTAGTTAAAGATAGAGATCAGGGTTCAGATAGTGGTGATTGGTACGTTTGGGATAGCACTAGAGGTATTGTTTCAGGTAATGATCCTTATACACTTTTAAATTCAGATGCAGCAGAAGTTACAAATACAGATTATATTGATACACTTAGTAGTGGTTTTCAAATTGCTAGTGGCTTTGCAACTGGTGATTACATATTTTACGCAATAGCAGCATAGGAGATAATAATGGGTTGGGTACGAGAGAGAAGCACAGGTAGGGTAATGACGGATACTACTTGGATTGTAGAAAATAAATCTAAAAGACCACCACAACCTTTGACCACAGAGTTTATGGAACATAATCAACTTGATCCTGTGTTTGAAGGTTCAAGACCTTCTACTACTCCTCCTTATCAAACAATAGTAGATGATGGAGTAGAGTATAAAACTGATGGTAAGTGGTACACTAAGTATAAAGTAGGTCCTGTTTATAGTGACTATACAGATAAAGATGGTAAGACTGTAACTGTAGAAACTCAAACTGCTACTTACAAGGCAGGTGTAGATACAAGAGTAGCTGAAGAAAATAGAAATCAAAGAAATAAATTACTTGCAGAAACAGATTACTTTGGTCTTTCAGATGTAACAATGGCAGACAATATGAAAACTTACAGACAGGCTCTAAGAGATTTACCAAAACATTCTAACTGGCCTCATTTAGCAGATAATGATTGGCCTACTAAACCCTCATAGGAGAAATAATGGCTTATAAAGTAGTAAAATATAGATTAACAGCAGAAGGTACAATACCTACATTTTTAAAGTTTGGTGTACCTCAATCAACAGGTGGTATGTATCCTGTTAAAGATAGTACAGCAAGTCCAAGAGATTATGTGATGATTGGGATTGCAGATGATGGAGCAGACATATCTAGCTCTGAAGGTGAGATTACAAGTAAGGATGCTTTGACAACTTATCTTACAAGTGTGAGTAGTGGTAAAGGTTGGAAACAAATAGCATCAGATGGTAGTGAAGAAGATTTTGTACCTGCAACTCAT